TATAAGGTCTTGAGCTACGTGTTTTAGTTTTCGTTCACCCTGCCCATACTCTAGGGCAGACTCTATGTGCTCTAAACAAGCAACGGGTAAATCTTTAAAATGTTCTTTTGTCCACATGCAAAGCATATAGTCCTCCGGTTAACCTACGAATACCCAAGCGGATCCTGAGTACCTGTAGAGGCCAGCACCACTTGAACCATCAAAGCCAGAGCCAGTCCCATCGCTTACAGATAAGAAGCCAGCTAAAGGTTCTACTGGTGGGGAAGCTAAGGGTATCATAGGTATAAATTGATAGAGGGCTCTTACACCCTCATTAAGTTTGTTTAACTCTTGCTGTACTGATCTTGCATCGTAGTTTACTGGAAGCATTATCTAAACCCTCTTACTCTACCTTTGATCTCTAGGTTAGTTATTTCCCAAGTATCAGCGTTGTTATTTGAAGATATCTTTAAGAATAAGTATCTGCCAGAAACCCTGACCTTGTAATCAGCATATGATCCGTTTACATAAAAACTATGTTCAGGGCTAAAAGTAGGCTCATCATTAATGTCTTCAGCAAAACCTATTTCAACTAATGGAGTACCGCTACCTATCTTACCAACCCTTACGCTAGTTATTTCTTTAATGGAGTAAGGGTCATCAAGATCATGGGCTTTTGTTATACCATATGTAGAGTGACTAGAGTTAGACCCGTCTTCAAACCTAACGTTACCTGTAGAATCAGCTGTTATATCGTGATCAAATACTCCAGATATTTGAGCTGAACTCGCACCTATTGTCTCTATACTAAATGTTTTATTAGAGTAGTTATAGGTAATCTGAGTGTTAGGCTTAGTATCTGCAATAGGCAAAGACCATATTACTTCACTATTTATTTTATTGTGATAAGCAACTACCTGCGGGTATTCTGAACTAGCAATATTATCTCGTATGTACTTGTTAATACCTTCAACATCTCCAATAGCTGAAACAGAGTTACCATCTGTAACAAATAACCCCCGTCTTGAAAGCCCGTAGTTCATTGAATCAACAGCAACTACAGACTTAGAAGATACCGCACCAGCACCAGAAGCAAACGCAGTAGAGTACCCAAAGTAATATGGGGCACCAGTATACTGCAAGATAAACATTTGATCTTCTGTGTAGATAGCTTTGTTTTCACCCAAGGGTACTATGGCCTTTAGGGGTGACGAAGCTTCTCGTAGTGTAAGACTACCAGCAGCATTATTAGCTGCAGCTACCCATGTATCTGGGTTATCTGTGTCACACCATGAGACATCATAAGGATGTTCTGAGTTAGTTTTATCGTAGTTAATTGCTAGTATGTGCGGTCCAGATTTATCTAAAGCAGTTACCCTAGTATACGGGCAATCAGGTACTGATAGAGACAATTGCAATCCTGTCCCAGACCCTGAAGTAGATGCTTGGGATATAGTATTACCATTAGCATAGCTAGATCCATAGTTAGTCACCTTAAATCTTGTTACAGAACCACCAGACACTTCTGTTACAGTTCCAGCAAAACTACTACCAGATCCTCCAGAAAATGTTATGTTATCATCTACAGCATGCCCAGAGCCACCAGCAGTTATACCAGCACCAGAAACCTTACCAACCTGTAAGTCAGCAAATGTTTCGTTATTCTTTTTAATCTTAATAGGGCCAACGTTATCTGCTGCTAATACCCAAGTACCAAAATTAGTAAATGACCATGCAGTAGCACTAACAACGCCTTCATCCCAGACAGAAATAGCTCCATTATCTTCAGTCCAAACAGCTATCGATGGCTCTGCTATATCCCAAACACTAGCTCCAGCTTTTTCTACTAGACTATAGCCTGTACCTACTTCTGTGTTTAAAACAAGAGGTTCATTTAGTTTCCATCTATAAATTTTACTAAGATCACCTAGGTAAAGAACCTTAGTATCGTATTCGTTAATAGATATCATCCCACGTATAGGTTGAGAGCTAAAGTTTCCTATTAAAGATTTCCCGGGTTTACGTCTAATAGATGTATCAGTAAACTGTAAACCATCAACTTCAGCCCAGAAAGGAATGCTTTTATCAAATTTATTTGTTTGCCACCCAGACAGTAACAGAGGTGTTAAGTCTGCAGGAAAAAAGTTCCTAGGTGTTCTTGGGGAAGTTGCCATAGTCTATCTCCTTAGTTAGTGCGCTTCCACATATAGACGACAATGTAGGGCTGTAGGTTATTGTGAGCTTGTGATGCACTTTGCCCTCCGGTAGTCCCTGTTGAGCCTAGGTTGCTATAAAGGTTACTCCCCGGCTCAATACCTACGGAACCATTGAATCCTCCACCACGCTGAGTGTGGCTGTGTGCTGGTAATCCGGACTGAGCCGCTGTTAGCGTTACAGTCTTAGCACCCCCAGTTTCCTGAGATTGGTTAAAGTCACCATCGCTACTGTTGATACCGACAAGTACCCTACCCGCTGCAAAGGCTACCCAGGTTCCACCAAACAGTGACGATGGATTTGTCGATACGACACTGGTGTAGATGGCCCCTACTGGGTAAGGTAATAGCTTATCAACTTGAGCAGTAATAGTTATGTTTTGAGATCCATCAAAAAAAGTGGAGCCAGTAACGTCATTTGCTAATGTAATAAGTCTTGCTGTGTCTAGCTGAGCTATTAATCCTTTAGGATTTAATAAAACCCATGAATTGTTAGCACTATTATATACTAAATCTAAATAATGGTTATTTCCAGCAATTTGACCTGCAGATAAATTGGCACCGTCTGTGGTTAGTATTGTAGAAGCACCGGTTCCGTCTACATTAAGGGTAGCCGCCCCAGTACTAGCTGTGTGTGCTTTTACTATAATACGGGCACCTTCTGTTTTAACAACATTATTAGAAAAGTTAGCAGAATAAGCTGTGCCTGTACCTGTTGTAGTTACTACGTCTAAAGAAGACCTTAGTAATCCGTTAATTTCGTCTTTAGCTGCAGAAAAGTTATCTCTAACAGACTGGGTAGTCGGTGAACCCGTTGTTGGTTTTGTTGCATTGATACTACTAGCCATTAGTACTTCTCCTATTATCGTTCACGTTGTACCCCTTTAGCTTTTTCTACGGTACGCATAGCGCCTAAGCCTAGCATACCCATAAGAACAGGCATCATCTCTGAAAGGGCTATTAAGGGAACAGCGATTGCAGAACCGGAAAGAGCAAGCGCAAAGTTTGCCAGCGGTATAATAATAAAGTTACCTGCCATCCCAGCCACGCATACCCAGCCCACAGCAGGTCTCCAACCAGCAACAAACATATTCTTATGTGCTGCCTCAACCTTGTTAACTTCAAGTTGACCTTTTGCAAGTTCCTGTGCATGTCTCTCCGCCATTGTAGATATTTCGTGTGCTAATTTATTCTTTGTATCTTTATCTTCTATAAACTTATCTAGTAGTCCTGAGACAGGGGCGATTAGTTGTGATAGCATTGTTATCTCCTATTTACCCGGGTTACCTAAGGGGCCTGTTATTTTCTTTTCTTGTTCTTCAGCTATTTTCTTACGTTTTTTCGCTTCAGCTTCTTTTCTTAGTTTTTCTCGTCTTTTTCTTTCAGCTTGTTCTTTAGCTGTAGGTAAGTTGTGTATACCTACTCTATCATCATACTGTGACATGCTCATTGTTATCTCCTATTTACTCAAAGGTCCTTTACGATACCTTGCAGTTTTCTTTGCAATCTTCTTTGGTTGTTTAGAGAACTGCTTACCCTTTCGAGTGTCCTCTCTTTTCTTTTTACTAGTAGCTGCATACTCTTTAGCTGATAGTGCACCTCTAGCTTTCTTAGGTAAGTAACGTTCACCAGTAGCTTTCTTACCCTGTGTGCTATTCTTACCAGACTTAGTACCCCACTTTTCTTTAGTCCACTTAGTCATGGACTTCTGGGCTTTAGTCTTTTTACCTGAGTACTTACCACCAGCTTTACGATATCGTTGACCAGCTATTTGAGCTTTACGTGCACTCCACTGTCCCGGTCTGCCACCTTTGCTACCAGCTTTAACGCTAGCAACAATACGTTTCCATAATGCTTCGTTTGACCTAGCCATAGTTATTTACCTTTCTTTTTACCTTTACCGTAGCTCATAGCTCTCTCCTTTGCTTTAGTTGATAGTTCTTCAAAATGAAAAAGTTTTGCAGACAAAGGGCTATGAGTAGCACCTGAGTGAACTTCACCATTCGGCATCTTATGAGTAGCACCCTTATGTGGAGTACCGTCTTTTGTATAATGCATTACACCTTTAGCCATTACCATTTCACCTTATTAGCCCAGTAAGCAGCAGACAGGGGCCCCTTAGCAATGTTCCTACGGTGCCTAGCCTTAAAGCTTTTACGTTTAGCTTTCATTTTAGCAGACTCACCTGCCTTAGGTTTCCCTGCAGTAGATGCACCTTGTTCTCCAAAGCGGATAGTCTTAATTGTATCACCTTGCTTAGCCACAACGATGTGTGACTTCGTAGGGTGATTAGGGGTTCTCTTAGGTTTATTATAACCTGATACCCCTGCTCGTTTGAGTCTTGGATCTTTTAGTGGCATCCTAGTCCCCCTTTTTTCTAATCTTTTGAATTGTATCTGATTCCCATATCCTAATACCCATCCATACAATAGTTAGTAAAGAGGCAGCAGGTGGTAGCCAAGCAGCAAGGGAAGCTACAGCAGTGGAGGCAGCAACAATGTCTACCATTTCTTTTGTGGGCTCATCCATAATTAGGTTCCTTTTAAAATACTTACAATTAAGTAGACTACCGTCCCTAGCGTTGGTATAGCTACTAAGCTTACACAAATGACAGTAAATATGTTTAACATTAGTTCTTTGTTTTTTGCAGACTGGTATTGCTTTTGTTTCTCTTCGTCTGCTCTTTTTCGTTTACAGTCAGATTGAAACTGTAGCCAATCTTGGTACATGTTAGCTCGACCACCATATATCATTATTTCCCGGAGTTCCTCTTCCTGTTGCTTAAGGGTCTCTAGGGCCATGAATGCTTCCATGTCTGATTTGTTTCCATTTTTCTTTGCTTGTTTAGCGATAGAGCTTTTTGAATCAAAGTATGTGCTAGCTTGTTGTGCTACACTTGCTAACTCTTGCCCATTAGCTATCGTCTTTTTAATAACTGCAAAGGCTGCATTAGCAGCAGCAAGTTCAGCTAGCATATTATTCTCCTATATTATATCGTGCGTATGCCTTAACTGGGCCATACTCCAAAGTGTTTTTGTTAAACACGAAGCCCCAGCACCATACAACGTCACAGTTGGTGTGCGTGTTCTCTGGCAGTGGATAGGATAAGCCTTTATCTTCACAGAACTGCCTAATACGTTTAGGTGTTGCGTAGGCATAATAATCTACCCAATCACTTAATGATCCATCTTCATAATGCGTTTGGGCAAAGAAGTTGGCAGGGTTCTGAGGAAGTTCAGGTGTATCACCATCGTAGGCATTAAATACTACTTTAAGCATTACATCTTTAGTTTCAAAGTCAAACTTTAGCCCATACCATTCTTTAAGGTTATCCATAAGGTAGGATGTACCAAACCTTAATAGTAACGCCTCACTAGGTTTAACACCAAAGTTATAAAAACTTACACCACTGTTTGAGTAGGGTTCTCTGTAGGCAGTGTATCTACCTACAACATTATACCTATGTCTAAGCCAATCATCGTAATCTGGGAAGTTTTCTTGCAAGTCTTGTATTAGACTCTGTGCTTCAGGAAGTCCTGTTGAATAATCTTGACGAACTATTTGTTTGGCACAATACACATCGTCCCTACACTGTGTTTTATAAAAGTGATTTAGGGCGTTAAATAAAAGAGCAAAGTCTATATTCTCCTGAATCTCTACTTC